AGATCAAGAAAAAACATATTATCCGATAGAAATAAATATTCATCAAAAGTAGTTGACATAGTTTTAAAGTTCTTTATATACACAAGTGCTATTAAATAAATTAAACTAATAAAAATATATATAGGAAAGAAAATGATTGACTTAAGAGGCGATGCTCCGGATCAAAGCGATATAATTGATCCTGTTAAATTATCTGAAGAAATAGAAAAATTAAAAGCTATTCAAAATCAAATTGATACATTAGAAGCACAAGTAAAAGATCTTAAAAAAGATGAAAAACATTTTAGTTGTGTAGTAATTCCAGAAATGATGGATAAGATGAATCTATCTACTTTAAAGTTAAAAGATGGATCAGAACTTTCAATTAAAAAAGTATTTAGTGCAACAATAAAAGCTGATAAAAAAGCAGAGGCACTTCAATGGCTTCGAAATAACGGCTATGGTGATATTGTCAAAAACGATATTACCGTTACTTTTGGCCGTGGCGAAGAAAACAAGGCGATGGCGTATGCTACCCTTGCAAAGGGTCAAGGGTATGAACCCTCTCAAAAAGAATCAGTTCATCCCTCGACTCTCAAAGTAGTTATGGAGGAATTTAAGAGTAAAGGTAATGAAATTCCCGAAGAACTATTTTGGACGTTTGATGGAAATCAAACAAAAGTAAAAAGTAAAAAATAACCTAATAGACTAATAAAATAATAGGAGGTCATATGGAAAGTCAATTAGCAAAGAAAGCTGATGCAGGTGCATTAGCTACAATAAGCCTAAGAGGCGACTCTAAAAAAGGCGCGGAGGAGATAAAACAAGATGATGTATCTACACCTATCTTGAAAATTCTTCATCAACTATCTCCAGAGTGTAATGAAAGAGATGCAAAGTATGTACAAGGATCTAAACCTGGTATGATTTATGCATCTTCTTTTGGATCACTTATAGATGGTGAAGGAAAAGGTATAGACGTTGTCGTCTCTCACGTGCAAACTAGATACCCTGAGTGGCAAGAAAGAGGAGACAGTGCGTCGGCACCAGTTGGAACTCACATGCAGATTCCAACAGATGCGGTAGAAGAAAGGAACGGTAGATACAGGTTACCAAACGGAAACTATGTTGAAAAAACTGCCTACTTCTATGTAATTGTTTTAATGGATGGCGAATCAAGGCCAGCTGTTATTACAATGAGATCATCTAACCTGTCACCTGCAAGGGAGCTAAACAATCTGATTACTAATTTAAGAGTATCAGATGATAAAGGCACATTTCAACCTGCAGCCTACTCAGCTTTATTCAACTTAAAAACAGTTGGTAAAACTGCCGGCAGCAAAAGTTGGCATGTATACAAGCCATCTAAGGTTAGAATGTTAGATGTATCAAATAAATCTGACGCTGATTTATATATAGCAGCACAAGAGTTACAAAAAACTGTAGCAAAAGGTTCTGCTAAACCAAAATATGATAGCAACTCCAGTGGAGGAGATGTTATCTAACAGAGTACTTTAATAAGTACGCTGGCCAGTCGGGCGGGGAAGCGAGAGTGGACCCGCCCAAATTATTATGGATGAATTTATAAAATATTTCACAGGATTAAAACGTAATTATGGTTTCTGCAATGTACAAAATGGATACAAAGATGAGTTTGGAAAAATAAAATTTGATCACAAAGATTATGGCTGGGCTAAAAAAGAAATTTCAAATAAGGATTATGAAGAGCATTTATCAGGTAAAAAATCTATTGGTATAAATCCGTGCGATGATGAAGGTAAGGCAATATTTGGTGCCATAGATATCGATCCTAAAAATTATACAAATTTTAAATTAGAAAAATATTTAAAAATTATAGATGAAAAGAATCTACCTGTAATTCCAGTCAAATCTAAAAGTGGTGGATTACATCTATATGTTTTTGCAAAAGAAAAAATAAAAGCATCAGAGATAAGAGAGTTTTTGGAAAAACTATTATTTATATTTGGGTTGCCTTCTAATACAGAAATATATCCAAAGCAAACCTCACTGGACTCCAGCGATGGTAAAAGACCATCAGGTAATTTTATTAACTTACCTTATTACAATAAAAAAGATAGAGTAGCTGTAAAACCAGATGGTGAAGAAATAGATTTTGAAACTTTTATAAAAGTTGTAAATTTAAATTCGCAGTCTTCTGATCAATTGAAAGAATTAGGTACAACACTAATAAACCGGGAGCTAAAAAATCAATCACCTGAATTTGAAGATGGACCACCTTGTTTAGGTTTAATTTGTGGAGACATTGAAAAAACTGGTATTAAATTACCAGATGAAAGAGATAGATTTTTATATAACTACATGGTGTTTGCGAAAAGAAAATATCCAGATCAATGGGAGGATAGAGTTTTACAAAAAGCAAGAGAGTATATTAAATACGATAACATATGGGGGGATGATAAAGTTAAATCTAAAATAAAAGCATGGAAAGGTGACACTGCCGGATACACTTGTAATGAAGATCCAATATCAAATAAATGTATAAAGAACACATGTCTACGTAGAAAGTTTGGTGTAGGAAAACAACTTAACGCATCCTGGCCAGAAATAATCAGTGTAACTAAAATGGACTACAGACCTCACCCAAAATTTTTTTTATATGTAAAACAACCAAGTGGTAAAATAAAAAGTATTCATGCAAAAGTTGTAGAACAAATTATAGAACAAAGAAGACTAAGAGCTTTAATAGCTGAACATACAAATATAGTTCCACCACCTATAAAGGCAAAAGATTTTCAAGACATAGTATCTGATCTATGGTCTCAATTAAATGTAGAAACACCGGATCCGGAATCACAACCTGCGGGAATATTGTTTAGACATTTAAGAGATTACTTAAATGACGTCAGAACTACAACATTAAATGGTTTTAAAAGTGGATCAGTTTTTGTTGACAGTGAAAAAGCTTATTTTTTATTTCATAAATTTTATGAAGAGCTTAAAAGAAATGAATGGAGGATGGATGAAAATGAAACTAAGACTATGGTTATAGATGTTTTCAAAGCAGAGAAAGTTCAGAAAAAAATAAATAAATCAGCTGTTAGATGTATTTCTGTTGACATGAAACAATTTGAAGAAGATGAACCACCATCAGAAATATTAGAATTTGAAAAGGAGGAGGATATAGTATGATATATAAAACATATGGGCCACCAGGCACCGGTAAAACACATCGTTTAATAAATAGAGCTAAAGCTTATGTAAGAATAGGAACACCTTTACATAAGATAGGATATTTTGCATTTACAAGAAAAGCTGCGAAAGAGGCAAGAGAAAGAATGCCAATTGAAGATAAAAAATTAGTTCACTTTCAAACACTTCATTCTTTTGCATTTAATATTTTAGGACTTCAAGAAGAGAATATTATGCAGCCTTATCACTATGAAGATTTGGGTAAACAACTTGGAATTAGAGTTAAATACACAGATAAATACAATGAAGAAGAAACACATTTTTTAACACACAAAAATCCATATTTTCAAATAATAGGAAGAGCAATAAATAGAGACATAACCATTAGACAGGAATTTGACAGAAATGAACACGATAGAAAAGAAGTAAAATGGCATAGTTTGAAATATATATATGATAATTTTTTAGAGTACAAAAAGACTGCAAAATTGTATGACTTCAACGACATAATAAATAATGTGCTAGAAAAAATTCCTAATTTTGATGTGGTATTTATAGATGAAGCACAAGATCTATCTCCTTTACAATGGAAATTGTACGATAAACTAAAAGAAAAAAGTAAAGATATTTATCTTGCAGGCGATGACGATCAAGCTATCTTTGCGTGGGCTGGTGCAGATGTCAACAGATTTATAAATGAGCCTGCAAAAGAAAAGGTCTTAGTACAATCAAGACGTATATCACAAACAGTTCAGGTAGAATCACTATTTCCTATAATGAGAATAAATGGAATTAGAAAAGGTAAATATTACAAATCAAGGAATTATGCGGGGCACACTATACATATATCCAATCTTGGACAAATTAATTTAGCAAAAGGAAAATGGTTAATATTAACAAGGACTAGAAATGAATTGTTAAAGATTGCAAAAGAATTAGTAAAAAGAAATTTATACTACCAAACTAATAAAGGTAAGAGTTATAAAGTAGGAATATACAAAGCAGCTTTAGCGTATACTAGATGGTGTAAAGACGAAAAAATGGAAGATCAAGATGTTAAATATATAAAAGAATATATACCTCATGCAAAATTCTGGGACAAAAATAAAAAATGGTATGAAGTTTTTACAGCTGCACCAGAAAAGGAAAGAATTTACATTAGAAATATGTTGGAAAATAATGAAAACTTAAATGAAGATGCTAGAATATTTTTATCAACTATACATGCTATAAAAGGGGGCGAGGCTGATAATGTAGTGTTAGCCCTGCATCAGGGATCTAAAATACAAAAGTCAATTAAAAGAAGTGTAAATAAAAGAGATGAAGAACACAGAGTCTGGTATGTTGGTATAACAAGAGCAAGAAATAATTTATACAAATTAAAATCAAAAATAAAAAGAACGGAGTATCAATTATGACAAACAAAGATATATTTAAAGATGCATTTCCTCAACAACGACAGATAGGCGGAAGTCATTATAGAAATTTTAAGATTCAACCATATGAATTTATTTCAAAAAATGATTTGTCTTTTTTCCAGGGTAACGTTGTTAAATATGTTTGTAGATATCTACACAAAAATGGTATAGAAGATTTAGAAAAGATCAAACATTATTGCGACTTAGAAATCAAAAAACTGAAAGATAAAAAATGATATTACCTGAAACAGAATGGTTACAGCCAGAGGAATTTCCTGATTTAAGAGATGCCT